CTTTTAGGTGTGTGCGATCATATTAGCACACTCACAGTCTTTATAACAACAATATGACCAATATGCTTCATATATATGAGCGTAAGAGACAAAAGTATTTTCTTCTACAAAATCACTAATTCCGCTCCGCTCAACTATACGATGCAATTTGGCTATATTTTCATCAAAGACTTCTCTACCATACTGATAAAATTCTCCCAATGCAGATCGAATAGTATCTATGGCTTGCTTCTCTTTTCCAACTGATTTACTAGCAGTACACATAGTTAACATTTTATCAATAGAAGCCCATTCTAAGGGACACTTAACACGACCATCAGATTGAGGTACAAATCTTCTTTTAAGAAAAGATATATCTCTAATATTGATAAAAGGCACAGATTCAGAATCTTTATCAGCCATTGTATACACAACATTTATTGTAGCTAGTTCCTTCTGAATACTAGTATGATTAAACCATTGTATAGAAGGACTTATACCTAAAGCATTATCATCTCCATACGTTATCAATCTAACATTCTTTTGAAAATCTCTACAATGTTTATTAGGAGATAATTTAGTGTAGGCCAATCTCATATATAAGGAATTAACAATACAATTAATAATAACAGTTAATGCATGTCCAGATGGATTACTACCAAAAAATTCAACAAAATCACCTTGAACATCTGTAACTGGAAAAGCTACATCAGCAGCAATACAACGTACAGGAGTAATCATATCTTCAGTCCAACCAGCAGCTTGCAAGATTTTAATTATAAAATCAAATGCAGCTAATATCATTTGTGGAGACATTCTTTTGTCAAATTTCTCATAATCACCAGCAACCATTCTATCTTCACCAAAATGAGTTAAATACTCATATAGGCGCTTCCAAGAACAGCTGAAGGGATTCATTCCAGGAGCTCCTTCAAAAATAAAAGGATTCAACTGAAATGTCCTCACAAACATAAGTAGATATTTTCTATATACGAATTGCCAGGCTGCTGGACCACCCATAAAACCTCTGGTCTTTTTAATTTGAATCTTCTTTAAAGGTATAGGTTCATCCTTTAGACTCATGACAAAAACAGGCATATATCGTTCACCACGTGCATACGTTTCTTCAATAAGTTTTATTTCCTCCTTTATTTCTGGTGTATATTCTACAGCATCTGGATACATCTCAGTACTTTCTATAGGAATCAAAAAATTCCTTTTAGATTTCCGATATGGATAACCCATACTAGTATTTCTATTCACTTTATCTAAGAATTTTACACCTTTGACACCATTAAGAGTGGAAACATCATCTAAAATAAAAATTTCAGATAATTTATTTGTTTCTAACCTATCAATAACATCTAAAGCATAATTATTAACACATTCTTTTAACATAGATTCATCTATATTAAATTCCTGGGTTAATGTAGGAGAAACATTATTATGCCATACTTCTGGACCTTTCATTACAGGTTTATCACATCGTTTTACGAAACCTTCTTCTTGAGCAGCCTCACTAATAATAGTAGGTTCAACCCTACTCTTGGGATTAGCTCTGAAAGAACCCTGGACTGTACTACCATATACTCTAGCTTGACCATTCTCTTCCCATCTTAAAACAGATTTTTGGTGAAGAGGTCCCAATTTCTCATTATTAAAACTTGGTTTTCCGCACTCTATCTGCGGACCAAATTTAATAATAGCTTGATCAATATGAGAACGTAATACTTCTACAGCACCTACACAATTATCTTCACCTAAAAATTGATGAATACCAACAATAACAGGTCCCATATTTGTATAAGCAATCATTGGACTTCCACAATCACCTTTTATGGTTTTTTCTTTCGTTTTACCAATCCACACAGTTTGAATAGTGTTGTTTATTAATGAACTTCGCTCAATACATTTAACAACAATATCTCTATGTATGGGTGATTCATTTCTACGACAATGAATATAACTACCTCTACAATTTAAAGCAGGAAAACGTTGTTTCAAAAATAAATCTTTAATATCCATACGAGGTGGTGTGCATCTACAACTAAAGAAAGCTAAATCACACTCAGGAATACGATATACATCACTTTGATTCATAGTAAAGGTAATGTTAGAAGATATTCTAACACCTTCAGGATTCTGATTCATATATACTTTAAGAGATCCAAATTCTGGAATGCAATGATTATTCACCAAGTATATAAATCCACCAATACATAACGCGGTACTAGGCATATGCTGAACTAAACCATTCTCTGGATTAGTAAATTCACATGCTAAAAATACTACATTGTGCATAAGTTTATCTACAATTTGGTATGGTGTCATTGTATTCCAACCAATAGATTTAGATGGTACATAAAATTCAGATAGAAGAATCTCATCTCTCACCCAAGGGTTAGGTTTTTCATCTTTAACTAAATCAGATACATTTCCTTGTAATTTACAATCGCATTTACTACATGTATCATCATTCTTAATTAATAGACTAGATATTCCTTTAACTGATTTATATATAATCCAACCACTAATCAATGCCATACATACATATGATAATTTATTATTTTGCCAAAAATTACACATACGTTGTCCCACATTAATTATAGAATCTTTTATTTTACGTATTTGGTAGAAAACCATAATATCAGAAAAATATGCTAAACCTTGATCTGTATATTTAATTCCCTGAGATACTAAATATTTAACAATATCATCTATTTTATAAATGTATTTTGTAGTACTATTACATAAACGTTTAGCTAGAACATGTAATTCTTCACATGTACTATCAAATCTACTAAAATACTCATTCATAATATTGGCATCTATAAGACAATCAAACAATTGATTTTCAGATTCCTCTGATAATTCACTAAAACTATCAGACCTTTCTGAGCGTGACATGCTAACATAATAATCATCATCATTAGGTTCTCTATCTCTCCAAGCATTCTGAACAACCTGAATTAATTCAGGAGTCATACGCTCTGGTGGTGGAGAATGTAACATAGCTCGATAAAAATCACCATAATCTTGCATCTCATTTTGTTCAACATTTCCAGATTGTATTTCTAAACATCTACACTTAATCATTGGTCTAAAACAAGTTTCACAAATTTTAACAGCAGCCATCTGATTAGTAGCCATTTGACCTAGACTCTGATGTTTGCCAAATTCCAATGTCATATGAGAGAAATCTTCAAGAAAATCATAAATATCCTTCCCATTTTCTTCTGTATAACTATTGATAATTTCTACATCAGGAACAGATCGACCATTTGGACCTGGTCGTGCAACTAGTTTTTTAATATGTATATTCCATATATTCATAATTTCACCATCCTTAAGTGGAGGTATTTTACTTTCATCAACAAATGTAGTCTTAATACACGTACCATTAACCATAGTATCTTCTCTATATTGTTTGCGAACACTAATATCCACTATATATGGAAATCTCCTACGTAATGCAAGAGGGCAAGAAAAATATGCAGAAGCATTTAATTTCTCACTATTAGTGGTACCAATAAGCATAACAGGTTTGAAAGGAATTCTACCTTTATCTTCAAGATCTGCCATTGCCGCAACCATAGGCATTCCATTGACCATCATAATTATATCTGCAATAGTTGGGTCCATTTGACAAGCTTCAGGTTTATACTGAGCTATATCATCTACAAGAACACACCATTTAGAAACTCGATATCCAGACATAAATTGATCCTGGGGATTCCTAGTCCAAAGACTATCTGGAGAAGTATCCAATTTATGAACTTTACCATATTGTTGAAACAAAATAAAAGAAAATTGCGATTTAGCAATCTTCGAATCACCTGCAACAAGTATAGTAAAAGGTGGTTTACGTGGATGTTGTGCATAATCTTTAGATTTATACTGGATAGAAATTATCTTAATTTCTTTCAATACTTTACTTACTTGATCACGTTCAACTCCTTTATCCATATATTTCAACAAATCATTCCCTTGATCTATTACAGTATCCAAATCTTTATGAAATTGAGGCTCATTAAAGCCCTCATCAGCAAAAGCTTCTGGACTTGACATTTTATGTTGATCTATTGATACTTTTTGTGCTAATTTAAGCCAGTTGGAATATTCACTCCCAGAGTGAATAAAAGGAGAAAATGACTTAAGCTTAATAGCTTGAGAACATCTCTCCAAGACCCATACTACATCTTCAAATAATGTATAAACAAAATCTTCTTTAGATGTATATGTACGCTTCACCTTAAGAGCCTCATATTCAGTAAATCCTAATAATTTAGGATCTATATGTAGGAACTTAAGTATTCCGAATGATAGGAAGTAACATAATAAATCCTTAAGTTTTTTAACAAAAGGACTATTACGAACGTCTCTATACCTATTGACAACAAGTCTAGCTGTTTCGACACACCAGTCGAAATCATTCATACTTGTTTGGACAGATCTCCCAAATTTGGGAATCATGATTTTGTCCGTCATATCTTTGAGTTGGCTATAAATCCATTGGCCCATATCAATGGCTCCTAAGATAACCGACTCTTTCGTTAATAACTTATAAGCTATAACAAGGGCTTGTATAACATCAGAAGTTGTTTTAGCCTTTGACAATTGATTAAGAATCAATGGTATTGATTCAAAAACATTAAATATCATCTCAGTAAACTCCTGGGTCTGTTCTTCAGACAGACATGATTTCATCATTATATCTTTAAAGAAATATTTTACATCTATGGCTCCTTCTTGGGTAGCCTTAATCACTGATGCAAACTTAGAAAACATTCTAGTATGCTTAAAAACTCGGTATATTATTTAGTTGTGTCTGATTCTTTAAAACTATTTAACCCATAGGTGGGGGTCTAGGATTCAGGTACCCTATAAACTCCTTCCGGATTTTTACCTGAAGGCGTGAATCAATAGTCCACTATATATCACAAGAAAAATCTAACTGAATAAACTTATCATAACAACATTTTTATGAGGAATATTCTACATACGAGGATGAAATCAACTCGCTGATCTCAGTAATTGAAAATTTCGCAGTCTGAGGGATCTCAATTATCTGGTCTTGCACATATAAATCTATTGATTATTGTCTCGAAAAATATATATAATTACATAAAATTACGCATAAAACAATTTTTTCTTTTTGTCGATAGTATTTAATTTTTATTTTCTTTTTCTAAACATGCATTTTGTATAAAATATATTTGGTAATCAATAAGAGGTGAGCCAATTATTAATTATTACATATATTCGTAAACTAATATAAATTTATCATATCAAAATGATATGAAGGGCAAAATAAATGCCCACAAAAGGGTATAAAATACCCATAACATATAAGAGGGATCAATTAAACGGTATTTTCGTATCCGAGGTTGATTAAACCGTATCACGAAGTAAAATAGCTTCTAGGTACACTCAAATTTGTTTCGATCGACATTATCGCCGCTTTGCTAAGTGCATAATATCCTATTATAAGAGCATATATTATCCTTTAATGGAGTAATATATACACCGATAAATCTGGGGATTACTATACACGCCGCTAGCTAAGATAGCTACGTCTAACTCCTTAAAGGACTTCAAATAGTAC